ATGTCCGGGCAAGATAACACCGCCGGCTCCATGATATGGTGGGAAAAAACCGTTGAATACTACTTCGTGGCTAAATATTTAAGTAAAACCGCAGCTATAGCCCCATTAGATGGCAACCACGAAAAAGCCGGTGACAATATATTTGCTCAGGGTAATAAGTGGGTATTAATTGAATTTAAAAGAAGTAAAGCCGATCTAGACTCTGAAAAAGAAAAATTTATAAATTATGACCAAGCTAAAAATACATTGTCCGCGTTTGATAGCCACCACTTCCTAATATACGGTGGTCTGCTTAATCCGGGACAATTTGAACTCTGGGCACAAACCTACTTCTCCGGTAGAACCGGCATCGTCCTAGATGAAATTCTCAATAATGGTAAAGGCATAAGAGCTTTTATTCTTTATGTCAAAGCATTTATTGCATTTAAAAAAGGCGGTAATCCTGGTGGTTCAGGAGGACTGGGGCTAACAGATTATGCTCAAGTGGCTTGCATCAATAAGGATGGGGAGATATGCGCTTGTATGTCTCTTACTGATTTCCGTCGATCACTGGGTGTAAAACCGACACCTGAAGCCCAACATGAAAGTGCAGCACCGGGTATGTAATTATCCACCTGTTGATATTAAGCGTGGTACTCATTACCTAATGAGTAATAGTGCCACCTTATCTTTGTGCCATCCCCAGATATTATGAAAGGTGATTTCAGGCACAAAAAAACCGCCTCTCGGCGGTTAACGACATACTCATACTACTTTGTTTTACTTAGAATATTTTCCATGGTGCCCGGGGCGGGACTTGAACCCGCACAGCCATAAGCCGAGGGATTTTAAAAATTTGATGCTACTTTTTAAAATCAATAAGTTAAGTGTATTCAATAAGTTATAAATGCGCATGTTTAGCTATATTTGCGCAGGGTTTGTTTTTGCTGCCACTAAAATTCACTATTTATCATTCAATAACTAGCTTGTCGTAGGGGTTTAATGCGATGGCCGCATCCAAGTGGTTAGGGGCAAAATGTGCATATCTCATCGTCATTAAAATAGTGCTATGACCAAGAATTTGTTGCAGCACTAAAATGTTTCCGCCGCCCATCATAAAGTGACTAGCAAAGGTATGTCTGAGTACGTGTGTGCGTTGCCCTTTAGGCAACTCAATAGCCGCCCTTTTCAATGCATGTTTAAATGCATCATAAGATGGAGTGAATAAAGCGCCGCGATTTTTTGGTATACGCTTAAATAGTTTTTCAGATATCGGTACGGTTCTGTTCTTTTTGCCCTTAGTATTAATATAAGTCACACGGCTAGGCAATATCTGCGACTGTTTCATATCCTGCGCTTCTCCCCACCTAGCACCTGTAGCCAAGCAGAGGCGAACGATAGTTCCCAAACTTTTATTTTCCGAATCATCACAGGAGACTAAAAGCCGCTTGATTTCATCTTGGGACAGAAAGGCCAGTTCTTGATCGCCCTCGCTAAATTGCCGGATACCATCAAGCGGGTTACTTCCCTCCCACTCACCAAGGCGTTTTAATTCTGAAAATACAGCATGTAGGTATGATTGTTCGCGGTTAACAGTGGCTTCTTTTACAACAGTACGTCCTTTTGCTTGCCATTCACCATTCAGCCGCCGTTCCCGATAAACAGCAAACATATTTTTATCGACATCTGCCGCTAAGGGTTCCCCCATTCGCTCGCAAATAGCCAATAATTTAGTTTTACGGGACTCGCCAGAAGATAGGGTCTTACCGTGCATTTCATACCAGCGCTCAACTAATTCATTAAGTGTTACCGCACTAACACCCAGCCCCGTATCTTGCTTATTCACCATCATGCGGCGTTCGTATGAAAGTGCTTCGCCTTTAGTGGCAAATTGTTTACGTATCCGTTTACCGTCACGGCCATAAGGGAAGCATTGGCAAAGCCATTTTCCTGAAGGGAGCTTACTGACTGCCATCAGTCCTGCACCCACTTCATCATAATCATTAGCATCATGGCGGTTGATTTAACACTTTGATTAGTAAAAATTTCTTTATTCTGAATTGGATCTGATTCTGGGGCAAAAGCATCATCAAGCTGTTTAGCTAGTTCACTCGCGTAAGGCTTAAAATCATTTACCGATTTTATTTTCCTATTAATCTCAGGCGCTAATAGCTCTTTGCTGTATACCCCAGCGATAAAGTCAGCACAAGTTGCAAGTTTGTTTTCCGGCGTGGCTGTCTGCCATGTAAGCGCATTGGCTTCATGCAGGGTTCCTCCCGCATACCAATTTTCAGCAAATGCGTTATTTGTGAATAAGGCAAAAATAAGAAACGTCAGTGACAATATCTTTTTCATCGCTAGCCCTCGATAAGGTTAAGAAGATAATTAATTAAGTATCACAATGTAAATAATTTGAGCTTAAGTTATTTACTAAATGTAACTATTAAAAAAGAAATTAAAAAACCTGAAGCAAATACACTCCCAGAAAATATCGGGTAGTGGCGAAATAGTTGCTGCCACGATAGGCGTTTTTCTGAGAGCGTCACTGTCGAAGAAGTTGCCTCTAAATATTGCTTTTCATCCAGCCACGAGAGAGCCTGTTGTAATTGCAAGCGCGTTAATTCAGTTAAACGCCCTGAACCAAACTGAATATGACAATATCGAATGAGTTGCTGCCTTTCCGATTCTTGTTGGGTATTTTTCAGGAGCAAATGTATTAAAGACTTGCTCGCCTCTTTCTCGCAATAACGATCACGTAAAGCCTGAAGATAACTATATGCAGCCTGATAGTGACTTACTGTCATTTCCTCAATGCTGCTAACACCAATCTCAGCATGAACCTTTTGCCAGATTGAAAACCCCTCTTCATGCCCGGTCTCAATAATTTCTTTTACTAGCTGATTTAACTGTTTTCGCTGTGCGGGTACTAGCGGGCGATTATCTATCTCTGTTGTAGGGATGGCGATATTCACAAAATCCCGACTAATGAAATTATCCGCAGTGATATTTTTCTCATGAAAATCACGGCCCGCCACCCTATTTTTCTCACCACTAGTCTCCATGCCTACCGCTCTCCCACTTTACTTTTTGTTCTCGTGAAAATCTCTACCAGCGATCCGCTGACCGGTACCACCTGTAACCTTAACTGTTGTTCCTGACTCAGGAGGATTACCCACGCTTAGTGCGGCAAATACAGCTTGCTTAACTGCAAGAGGCGCAGAACGGTAATAGCTGATCAGCTCCTCCTCATCCTTTGTTAGCGCCGCCACGGAACGAACACCTGTGACAACGAATTGAACATCAACACCCACTCTTGAAATAGCCTCAAGGTAGAGAGCATCAGGCGCACGTCCCCCTTGTTCGTACTTAAGCTGTGCTAATTTTTTAACGCCACCAATCTCGCCAAAGGCCATTTGGCTAAGACCAATACGTTCTCTTTCCTCTCGAATCCGCTCACCGATATTTGAATGCATACAAAAACCCTTGACAGATATTCATTTGAATACCAAAATACAACTCACAGACACTTAGTGGATCACAATATACCATTATGAAACAAGTCGAACATGATCAACGCTCGCGATTACCGAAAGGAATCGCCTCAAAAAATCCTACCCCCATGCGTTTATCTGATGGTGAACGCTCTGAATTAGAAGCACTTGCAGCAAAAGAAAGTCGTTCAATTTCCAGTATGGCCCGCCTAGTTTATTTGCGCGGTATCGCTGCTATTCAGGCTGATTGATAAGGGGAAATTATGGGTAATGTCACCATTAATATCACCGTACCCACGGGCTATGTCTCTCTGAAAGAGTATGCCGTAATGACTGGTATCCCTTTCGCTACCTGCCGGGGAATGGTGCGTGATGGCCGGATTATTATTCGTCCGAAAATTAAGGCTGGTGACAAAGTTGAAGTTAATTTGGTCGCTATGTTGAAAGATGCCATAGCCAATAGTTAGGGGAAAATACAATGTACGCCTTAACCATTATTAGCCGCCATTCATCTGCCTACCGTGGCTTTGTAATTACTCATCGCCCAAGAACAGTTATTAACCCTATTGCTCGTTATGAAGTATTTCTGGGTGAACAATCTTTCGGTTTACTTGACGCCCAAGCACTTGCAACGGGCTTTATCGATCAGTTGTACACCGAACGTGAGACGGGAGTAGCAGCATGAAATCACCTTGCCTACAGATAGCTAACGCCATACTGCAAACACACAGTGCTGATATGGCCGAGTTAATCAATCGCTCAGTAGGGAAAAATGGAATTTATTCATTAAGAGCAAATCTCCACGCCCGCGAGAAAAAAGCTATTACCAGCAATACCATTGCGGGCTTAAGCATGATTACCGCCATAGCGTGGCAGTTAGGTGAGAACGAATTAGCCACTTTCCATCAACTGAATGCCGCAACGCAGCAATTTCGTGAGTCAGGCGTAATACCTCAATTTTTCAATGAAGAGGTGCTGACATGCCGGGGCAACTAATTGAATTGACCGGAGGGGCATTAGTCATGCTGATAGTGCTGGTCTGGATTGCAGTGTTGTCTGTCCGCGCCGTAATTCGTGATCACCGCCACCGCACCAGTATCAAAAAAGAAGTAGCACGCAAAGCGCGTCTGTAAGTTTAAACCGCATTAATTGTTCTCCCGTGAGGTGCGAATAATGGAGCAAATAAATACCGATGAATCACCACTCGCAATGCAGGAATGGAATCAAAAAGTAGGTTTACGGCATTTAGACCGCATAAAGGAACTATTTAAAAAAGATCCAGATGAAGAGTTTGAGCGACGTTTGGAATCATTAAGTCGGGGAAAAACCAAAGGAATTATTTATTATGCAGCAGGGATAAAGAAAGACAGTCACGAAAGAAAATTTCGTGAGTTGGAATATCACGAAAGAAAAGCAGTGCGTAAAGCTGCTTTGGATTTATGGGTTGATTTAAATTCAATTCCAAAAGACTTATTATAAATAACTTTTAGCGGGTTATTAAATATGGCGCATTTATCGCGTCGGGATTCCTATTATCTAAAGTTAAGGACTCGAATATGACGAGTAAGAAAATTGAAAACGCTGATTTACTCAATGATGCCCTGATAAATGAACGTAGGAAACAAGCAATACTGACCTCTGAGCTTCTGGAAAATCTGGCGAATGTCATTATTGCTCGTGCTTTATGCGTTAAAGAATCGGTGGAATTGCTGCGCCAGGAATCCGATAAAATCCAAAACCAAATAAATGAGTAAGCGGCCGATGACAATAAATCGCTCCCCGCTGAAATGGGCAGGTTCAAAGGCTCGTATTATGCCAACCTTACTTCAACATTTGCCAACCGGTAAACGACTGGTAGAGCCGTTTGCTGGTTCCTGTTCTGTAATGCTGAATACAGATTATGATGAATATTTGATAACGGATATCAATGATGATCTGATTAACTTCTATGAAATCGCCAAAAGAGAAACGAGCGACTTAATCAATGTAGCTTCCTCACTGTTTCTTACGGCTAATTCCCACGAACAATATTATATTTTCCGCAAAATATTCAATGCACGAAACCGTGATGATATATCCAGAGCAGCAATCTTCCTTTACCTAAATCGCCACTGTTTTAATGGTATTTGTCGCTATAACCAACAAGGGCAATTTAACGCCCCCTATGGCAAGTACAAAGCGCCCTATTTCCCCGAAGCCGAGATCCGTTTCTTTGCTGAAAAATCCAAGAAAGCGACCTTCTTATGTTGTGATTTTTCCGAAGCACTGGAAATGGCTGTTGCGGGTGATGTGATTTATTGCGATCCGCCTTATATCCCAGTATCCAGCACTGCTGAGTTTACCCATTATCACACCGATGGTTTTAGCGCTGATCAGCAATTTCGTTTAGCCCGCCTACTGGCAAGGGCCGCTGAAAATGGTTGTCACGTTGTTGCATCCAATAGTGAAACCCCTATCACCCGCGATCTCTATAGCCGCTACACTCTCCACTCGATTACGGCTCCGCGCTCTATCAGTTGTAAAAGTAATGGCAGAAAAAGCACCGGGGAAATTATTGCGACGATTCCGGCACAATTAGATGAGTGAGCGCGCTAGTAACCTCATGGCTCCCACATCACCGCTGCCTTATCCGGGCAGCGGTGATGTTTCTATTAAATGGGCATATCCGTGGAATGCCCCTCGCCCCGCGATTGGTGGCTACCAATCTTTAGCGCCGGTCGCCGTGGTAGAGAAACCAAAATCGCACCCACTGGTTATTCGCTATATAAAACGCCTGAATGCACTGGGCTATACCGAACTACGGGAGCCTAATCAAACCTTGCTCAAGATGCGTAGGGAGCGCTCCGAGCTTGAACGCGCAATCTACTTCCGCGATAAACAGCAATGGGCGGATTCACCACAAGGCATAGAAGCCCGTATTGACGAGCAGCCTATTTTTATTAAGTCTCACTTTCAAAATAAAATTAGATGGTTACGTGAAAATCATGGCGATAAACATACCAATGCATTCTTAACCGGCACCGGCAAGAATGCATTGGTACGTCTGGATACCGTGCGTGAATATCAGGGCGTTAGCCAAGGACATATTTCTGAGCTAATGGCTTATTTTCAGGGTATCTATAGCCACCTTGCCGAACTGAGCAAGCGCCGGGTTAAGTCACTGGCGAATGATGTTGCTGGCCGTATCAATGAGATGTTCTGCACTGAGGTATCAACACCCACCGAAGAAACGCGCACATTATCTGATGCCGAGCTATTGACCATTTATCGCAATATTGCGCTTGAGGTGTGGTCTTTGCGGGTCAGGCCGCCGCACTGGCGCGAGTTGGGGCCGAAGCCCAACCAACCAGATGAGCCAGTGGATCGCACGATTTACTATTCCGCTATTGCCCGATTGATAAACCCCGACTGGTGGGAGCGTAAATTGTGGCGGCTGCGTAATGATTGGCGAGAGAGTCAGTTACGCGCCGCAGGCATGATCCACAAACGGGCCGCACCTTATGTCAGCAAAGAAGCATTGGCCGATTGGATAGAGCAAAAACGCCGCAACCGTGAATTCTTCAAGCGGCATGAATTGATTGATGATGAGGGTAACACCGTTTCTTTAGAGGCAATGGTGGATGCCAGTATCAGCAATCCGACTATTCGCCGTCATGAGTTAATGGCACGCATGAAAGGGATCGAACTGGTCGCGCAGACGCGTGGTGATGTTGGGGTGTTTTACACCATTACTTGCCCGTCTAAATACCACGCCAACAACCAAAGCGGCCACGCTAACCCAAAATGGAATCACAACACGCCACCACAGGCGCAAGCCTATCTTACAAAGTTGTGGGCTAACATCGGTTCAAAACTGGGCCGTGAAAATCTGCGCGTTTATGGTTTTCGTGTTGCCGAGCCGCATCATGACGGTACACCGCACTGGCACTTACTGCTATTTATGAAACCGCAAGAACGCCACGCCATCACTGAGATTATGCGCGCCTATGCCGTCAAAACTGATCGCGCCGAATTAGGTAAGCGCACCAGCGCCCGGTTTACCGCTAAGCGGCTGGATCCTAAGAAAGGCAGTGCTACCGCCTATATCGCTAAATACATTAGTAAAAACATTGATGGTTACGCGCTGGATGGCGAACTAGACCATGAAACCGGCAAGCCGCTGAAAGAAACGGCCCGCTTCGCTATGGCTTGGGCGTCACGCCACCGTATCCGCCAATATCAGCCAATAGGCACGCCACCGGTTACCGTCTGGCGGGAGCTGCGCAAGCTGAGTAATCAACTGGTCACTACGCTCAAGATTTCCGGCACCTATCAGCGCGGTAAGCCGTTATTAGTCGATCCGGCAATGGATGCCGTCACCGCCGCCGCAGATGCGGGCTGCTTTGCTACCTACATCATGAAGCAAGGCGGCGTACTGATCCCGCGTGAGGATTACACCGTGCGCATTGCCTATCAGGACAATGAACAACCCAACGCCTACGGTGAAATCACCGAAAAGATTTTCGGCATCTATTCCCCGCTGTTAGGGGAAGCATCCCGCATTTGTACCCGCTTAAAAAGCTGGAAGATTGTCGCCTGCAAAAAGGCGAAACCCGCCGTTGCCGTGGGGGTTGATGTTTTTCAGGACGGCCCCGCCGTCCCTTGGAGTTCTGTCAATAACTCTCCGCTAGAGCAAAAAACAAGCGAACCGGATGAGGTAATAGACAGAACATTAGAAGAAAAAATAATCGATTTCACCGCGATCACCGATGCAGAACGCCGGGCCTTGCTTCGCAGGATAAAAAGCGCGCCGGTAACAACAGTTAAAACCAACGCATTGACGCTAGCCGAGGAATTGTCACGCCAAGCATCAGCCGAAAAAGCCGCTCAACGGCGAGAAAAAACCGCACGGCTGGCACCCGTGGCAACAAAAATCCGTGATTTTGCGGAGTCAATCGGGCTTTCCATCAGCGAACAGCAGGCGCAATCACTGGCTTGCGGCGCAACGTTGACTATCGGCGGCCAGAACTGGCGGGCAAGAGAGGATTGTTGTTTGTACCAGTGTCAGCCGACCACCGCCCAACGGGCATTTAGTGTAATGAGCCGAGTGGCGAAATTACGAGAGGGAGTAAACCGTGAAAGTCACCAACATTAGTTACACCGACACCCTATGTACATTGTCAGCAGATGAACAGCGAGTTGCTCAAATGCTTGGCGATGCATGGAATCAATATTTACAGCTTCCAATTGAGCATCCCTGTGAACGTGATGAGTTCTACCGAGCCATTCATGGTTGCCAGAGGATCATATTAGCCCGTCCGGCAATTCGTGGGCTGGCTGAAAAAGGCCAAGGATATAAAAAATGACAACCGTAAGTGACCGTAAACGCGCCCAGCGCCAACGCGATAAAGAATTAGGCATAACTACTCTTACTCTGCGTTTGGATGCGCAGGAATTGGCTATGGTGCTGGAGGGATGCGAGCAGCGTCGCATTGCTCGCCAGCCCTATGAGGTAACCGAGTATTTAGCCAGCCTGATCCGCCAGGATAATAAGCTACTGCATAGACAACTTGCCGAATTGAGGAAAAGTAGCTGTAAGCGGTGCGGGGATACGCTACCAGGTGATAAGGCTGGTTGCTGCTTGCAGGGGGATTCGGAGTGTTGGCAAACGTTGGGGTATAAGAGCTTGATGTTAAACACTATTTAAAAGAAAAAGGAATCTTCTAAATTAATGAAACTATAATTATACGAATCAGTAATACCACAGTTATTGACATATTTTGTAATAAGCTTTATTTTTACTAAAGCACAGTACATCATACAAATTTAATTTTCTACTGACTTATCAGCGGTAGCCATAAACGTGTATCTTCTGCCTCAGCTATCCTACAGTTTCTTGTGGATTGTCGTCATTGCAAAAGAGAAAACTAGATGATGTATTGTGCTCCCCTTTTTAAAGGACTCGCATACAATGTTTGACCCATTCAAAGTAGCGCCGCCAAAATTGAAACTACATCAATGTGTAGACGTTCATGAGCTTTCTGCAATATTAGGAACGAACTACAATCAGTTATCAAAATTAATATATCCTACCACTCAAAATTCTTATTATTGTTTCAGTATTGATAAAATGAACGGGAACAAGCGAGTTATAAATGCACCCAAAAATAAATTAAAGTCGATACAAAGACGATTAGCATATTTACTTAATGAGTATTATCCTGTCAGGGATGTTGCTCATGGTTTTATTAAAAATAAAAGTATTGTGTCAAATGCAGAACAGCATGTTCTTAAAAACTGCGTATTCAATATAGATTTAGAAAACTTCTTTGGTCAGATCCATTTCGGGCGTATACGTAATTTATTATTTTCACCGCCATTTAACTTTTCAACTTCGGTATCAACAGTAATTTCACATATTTGCTGTAGTGATGGTTTTCTTCCTCAAGGTGCACCAACATCTCCTATAATATCTAATTTAATATGTTATAAATTAGATAATGAACTTAGGCGATTGGCCGTTTATCATAAATGTACTTATACAAGATATGTAGATGATATAACATTCTCTTTTACATGCAAAGCAAATAGAATACCATCACAAATAGTTGTATCTTCAGGAAATACGGTAACGCCAGGTAATGAGATAAATGCAATAATAACAAGGAATGGTTTCTCTATAAACGACAAAAAAACCAGACTGCAACAAAAGAATGAAAGGCAAATAGTTACTGGGATAGTGGTAAATAAACGGACAAATGTTCAACGGAGTTTTGTCCGAAAAACAAACTCAATGCTGTATGCATGGGAAAAATTTGGAGCTATCTTAGCTGAAAAGGATTACTTTGATAAATACAATAGCAAGATTAAAACTATAAAACTAAAAGATTTCATTGATAATCCGGGAGAGTTATTTAAGAGTATCGTAAAAGGAAGGATAAACTATATAAAAATGGTTAGAGGGAAAGATGATGTAATATATAGAAAATTCGCCCATAGGATATCTTGTTTATTCGGCAAGTTTGATAATAGGTATCTTAAAACACCGTATGATTTTGCTATTGAATCTACATTTGTACTCGAAAATAGATGTGATGACTCACAAGGTACTGCATTTTTACTAGAGAGAATAGGGTTGGTTACAAACCATCATGTCGTAGAAGATATCTGTGATATCACAGATGAGTTTATTGACTTATTCTTATGGAATGAAATAGGCAATATTCGAAAGACAAAATTCATAATGTCAAACAAACTGTTTGATATTGCCGTTTTCGAAAGAACATCCGACTTCGACAATATAACACCATTAAAAATTGGTGATGATAGTGGAATAAAAAATGGTACTGTTATTACAGTAATTGGTTTCCCACAATATTCTCCTGGTGAAAGCGCTTATGTGAATACAGGAAAGGTAATTCAATCGAAAACTATGTATGGTAATAAATTTTGGCTTATTGATATACCTGTTATTCATGGAAATAGTGGTGGGCCAGTATTAAATGACAAATTTGAAGTTATAGGTATTGCTAGCATCGGTACAGCGAAGAACGATAGTTCATCTAAACTTCATGGGTTCATTCCCATATCGACTTTATTAAGATATACGGGTGAAGATAAGCCTTAATCTCTCTTTCTCTAAGTGATTTTTAAAGCGCCTACAGTCCATACTGTCTGGCGTTTTTTTTTGTTACCGGTCATACGTGCCATTCTGATGCTGAGAATATGACATTGGGCATCGGCTTTCTAATAGGTATTTCAATGCGTATTACAGATATAACGCCTCTCCGCTCACACCTCTTTCCGTGCGCTCCCCCCGCCCGCGCTTTGTGTGACTAAATATTCAGTTTTTATGCAGTTAGAAAGTGGTTGAAACCCATAGCTGGCAAGGCTTAGATAATGATTAAGAGGTGAATAGAATAATGCGGATTGTTGCGGTATGAACTTGCAGAGTTATGGTGGTCAGTTTACTAAACAATTTGAGCAATTATCACTAATTTTCGCGGTGGCCGTTGCGGTTCGCTCTTTTAAAATCGTGACATGGCACAGAAACAAAATCAAGGGCTTGTGACATGTCATATGGAGATTTCTTAGTTAAGCGTGTCACGTCACATATACGCAATCAATACAATAAAGCATTAAAATATCTTATAAATACATGTAACAATAGAGTTTCTAAAGTAATTGGTTATATCAACATATGGCAATCACTAAAGAGAAAGCCACTCGATAGCATTGATGAAATAGCTAAAAAAAACAGGAGATTGAGCATGAATAATGAAGTAGTTGTGCAAAGTTTAGATGTTAAAAGATTTAATGCATTAGCTGCACCGTCAAGAAGTCCTGGTGCTGCATACATTAGTGATGAATTAGAGTGGTACTCAGATACCAATGAAATTGTCTTAGGTATTGTATTACGTGACACAATTGATAATGATTTTGTCGGTATTATATTAGGCCGTGATGAAGGAAGTAGATTCAGAGCATTTGATAATAAGGTATCTATCCCAACCCAAGAGGGTGCTAGAACTTGGGTGCAAGAGGCAATAAGAAAGCATGTTGGTTTAGGGCAAACTATCTTTCCGCAGGGAGATCATTCCAAAGGCTTAGATCTCTTTTCACCGGTGATACCTATTACTAAACAACATCCATATTTTACGCGATTGACCGAAGAAGAGTCATTTATACCTGCTAAAACAATCATAAATGAATTAATGCCTCACTTTGTGGATATTGATGGTAATTTTGTTGAGCAGTTTCAAAGCACTGGTTTTGATGCGAGACTATGGGAACTTTATTTAAATACTTACCTCACGGAAGAAGAGCTATTTTTCGATAGAGAGCACTACGCACCAGATTTTATTGTTAAAAAGTATGGCAAACAAGTTGCAATTGAAGCCGTAATAGTGGGGAGAAAAGGTGACAATCCAGTATCACCTGCTCAGATTGCACCAAAAACTCTTACGCCATCAGAGATACTTGAGAAGCATAAAGATGAGATGCCAATTAAATTTGGAAGCCCACTTTTCAGTAAATTAAAAAAAGAATATTGGAAACTTGATCACGTAAAAGATCAACCTCTAGTTTTTGCCATTGCCGATTTTCATGATGACCAATCAATGCAATGGAGTTCAAATGCACTGATTACTTACCTCTACGGCGTTAAGCATGAGTTTTCATATGATGAAGATGGTCAACTTATTATTTCACCGCTAAAAATAGAAAAGCACCAAGTAGGTGAAAAGACTATACCATCTGGCTACTTTTTTCAGCCCGACGCAGATAATGTAAGTGCTGTCCTTTTTACAGCAAGCGGAACAATTTCTAAATTTAATAGAATTGGTCGCCAAGCGGGATTTGGGCCTGATAACATCATTATGCATCGTTATGGAACATGTCATGACCATGATCCAAATGCCTCAATGCCTAAAATGTTCGGATACCAAGTCACTACCGAATCTCAAGAGACCTGGGCTGAAGGTTTATCAATGTTCCATAATCCAAATGCAAAGCATCCTGTGCCTAAAGAATTATTTCCTTCAATTGCACATCACTACTTTGATAATGGGCAGATTATCAGCCAATTACCTAATTTTCATCCATACACATCAATGACTACAAACATAAGAATCACACCATGATTTGCTGCTGAATGAAGCACTATCTATCAACGTTAATATAAATCACTACCGTTAAACCAATAATTCATAGGGGCGGAACCTCACCACTTCCTCCCCTACCCAGTCATTAATTTCCATCAGCCGCTCCTGTAAGGGGGCTAATTCGTTAATGGCGAATACCCGTGCGGCCTTTTCCACATCACCAAAACCGCCGGTATTATTCGGTAAAATACCCATCAGTTGCGGTGGTACTCGCTGCATAGCGAGCTGGTCGTCACGGGTGACATTCTTAATGCTGGCAAATTCGTCTTTGGCGGCCACTTCTGCCAGTGGGATCACCTGTATCCCGTCTTTTTTACCGGCTGGGGCATACATAAACAGATTGCGGAAATTGCCCGGCCCTTTGGACTCTTTCAGCGCCTTGCGTAAGGCGTCGATATCCTCCTGTTTGTGGGCGGCGTCGTTCATATACAGGATAAATCCGGCATGACTACCATTCAGATAATATTTACGGCGAAATAGCGTTGCGGCTTCATTCAGCCAAGTGGAGTTTAGCGAGGCGAGATATTCAGGAACGCCGTAGATCTCTTGGTTAATATCCGGGTCTAGCAGGTGAAAAACGCTATTTGCTTCAAAAGGGTGTGGGTTGGCATAGGATGAGACATACCAATAGGTGTCCGCCTCCACGCCTCGGCGGGTGTATTTGGCCGGGCTGGGTACCAGTTTCATGATGCCACCCAGCCGATTATAGCGGGCCTCTAAAAACGAGTTGGCGAATACCAAAAAATCCAGCGCATAGCGGCTAAAATCTTGCTTTGAAAGCAGGCGGTGCGGCTCAAACAGGCTAACCAGTACATTACGTTTCATATAGATAGGCGAGCTGTGATGCACCGCTGCGCGAAAGGATTTCGCCAGACCGTTAAATGATACTGGCGGCTCATACCAGCGATCCATGACGGCACATTCCAGATAATCCAGAATATCGCGCCGATCCATCATCGGGATCGGGTCGTCAAAAGTAAACGCCTCAGCTTGTGGGGGGCTATTGCTCGCCATCGCTGTTGTCACCTTGGCCGAGCGGCTTTTCCTGTTGCGTTTACTCATTAATATATCTCCATCACACTGGTGTTATTGCTGTTAATGCCCTCAAGAGGCTCATGGAATAAGGCGTGCATAATGGCCCAGGCCACATCACCGTGGCTGACGTCTTTGGAGCGGTCAGTGACAAAGGTGGCATTGCGGCCGGTGGCGGTCATGGTTTTACGGATCGACATAAACGCGGTGGCAATATCAATGCAGCCCGCGTCAAACTCCAGGCGGCCGCCATGAATAATATTTTTAGCCTTATAAATCAGGTCAGCCTTCATTTCTAAGCTGTAGTGAATGGCGTTAACCGCGGGGAAGAATTGCCGCACTAATTGCGTCACGGAACGGCCCAGCCCGGTATCATCAATACCGATGTAAGTGACGTTATAGCGCTCGGTGATTTTTTTGATGTTGCTGGCCTGGTCGGCAAAATCCATCCCTTTCCACTGGTGGCGCTCCAATACCCTGAATTTACCGCCCGCCACCACTGGCGGCGCAATAACGGCGCAACCGGCACTATCACCGGTGCTGGCCGGGTCGTAGCCAATCCACACCGGCCTATCTCCAAATGGGCGTAACGCCAGCAGTTTGACGTCTGTCCATTTTTCCCAACTATCCACCATGCAACGTTGCATTTCGGCCAGTTTGAACGTGGAGGCGTTATCATCAATAAAACCGCACATAAACAGGTTTTCGAAATCTTCCTCACTGTTTTCATTGCGTAATTCATCAATATCAAACAGGTCGCAGCCGCCCTTTAATGCATCCTCAATGGTGACAATCTGGCGGTACTGCTTATCCTCACACAACCGGCCCGCCGCCAGCCGTGGATAACTGACATCAATTTCAATGCGCTTATCTTTGGCCTTGCCTTTGTTAAACAGCGTGCCAGCCCAGAACGGGTAAGCCTCATGTGAGGTGCTGGAGGGAGTAGAAAAATAGGTAGAACGGTATCTTTTCTGTGAGGCCATACCCGATGCGGCACGGCGTAACTTCTGAAAGCCGGGTATCCAAAAATATTCATCCAGATAGAGATTGCCGGGGCGGCCCTGTGCGGTGCTGGCGTTAGTGCCGAGAAAGTGCATTTCCGCGCCATTGGGTAAAATAATCACCTCACCGCGCAAATCAACATCCACCTGACGTGCAGCGGCGACAATATAGTTTTTAAACTGGTGCGCCTGCGCTTTGGAGGCCGAAACAAACATTTGGTTGCGGCCGGTGTCGAGCGCATCAAGCAAGGCTTCCCAAGAGAAAAAGTAGGTTGCACCGACTTGGCGCGATTTCAAAAAGTTACGAATGCGGAAATCAGGTGATAAACCAGCTTCATACCAGTTACGCTGATAGTCGAACATGGATTCATTGAAAATATCTTTCAGTTTGGCAACCTGCGCCTCACTGAATACATTTTTCTGTGCGGCCTTGCGTGTTCCGCTGTTGCGCTTCTCAATATTGGGGTTGAGATCAGCCTCATTACCGCCATCATTGTATTTACCAATGCGAGCGTGACGCTCGGCTTGTCGGCCCAGCAAATCAATCTCTTTGTAGTCTTTGGCCTCCTTGACAGGTTTCATGATCAGGCGGCAATATTCCGCTGCCGTGGTCAGTTGCATCTGATCCAATGGCCCGTAAGCGTCCCACTTGTCGCGGCGCTTCCAACTGTGTACCGTGACGGCTTTCTCGCCGATCATTTCCGCAATTCGGGCAATACGCAGCCCTTGCCAGTACAGATACATGGCTTGACGGCGGGGATCTAAATCGGCATTGATAAGTACGCTTTCCATGTGAAATAGCCTGTTTTATTGCTTAATTGCAACAAGGCTACCTATCCGCACCGCCTCCATCCCGCATTACACCTTGTGCCAGCCATGGCACAACAGCGCCTGATTGTTCCGTTTGCCGCCGGTCGCCAACATAGGTCACTACTATCGAATCAAACCGGAATCAATCACATGCCAATATCCAAGTTTTTCCGTGCCGTGGTGGAGGGTGCCACCAGTGATGGCCGCCATGTCCCCCGCGCCCATATCATTGAAATGGCCGAAAGCTACAACCCGGCATTTCGTGGCTCGCGCGCCAATCTGGAACACATCAAGAGTGTTTTGCCCGATAGCCTGTTTCGCGCCTATGGCGATATCGCGGCAGTTAAATATGAAGAAATCAGTGACGGGCCACTGAAAGGCAAATTAGCGCTGCTTGTCCAGGTCGATGCCACTGACGACTTGGTGAAACTGCGTCAGGCGCGGCAAAAGGTCTACTCCAGCATTGAATATATTGAGAAATTTGCGGATACCGGCAAGGCCTATCTGACCGGCATTGGTTTTACTGACACTCCTGCCTCATTAGGTGCTGAAATGCTGACATTCTGCGCGCAAAGCGAACATAGCCCGCTGGCATCGCGCAAAAGTCAGTCTGACGCCATTTTTACCGAAGCCACCGAAATCAATCTGGAATTTGAAGCCGAGCAGGAAGTTAAAACCAACCTGCTGACCACCATCAAGACCATGTTTACCAAAAAGCAAACCGGTGATGACGCACGTTTTAGCGATGTGCATCAGGCGGTTGAATTGGTCGCGCAACAAGTTGAGGGGAAATTTAGCGCCATTACCGCATTGGAACAGCAGTTTTCTGAGCTAAAAACCGCCAATGATGCGACCAAGCAAGAGCTTGATGAGCTGAAAACCATGCTCAGTAAAACAGACCGCAGCTTCTCCCAGCGCGAGCGCTCAACAGGCAATGACGGTGCCATTTTGACGGATTGCTAATTTATTACGCTTGCTACGTTAAGGATTTAATTTCACATGAAAAAAACCACCCGATTTAAGTACAACCAGTTTTTGCAGCAAGTCGCCAAACTGAACAATTTGGACAATAAAGAGGATATCAGCGCGAAATTTACCGTTGAGCCGTCCATTGCGCAAAAACTGGAAACTAAACAACAGGAAAGCAGCGTTTTTCTGTCAAAAATCAACATTTATCCAGTAGATGAAAAAGAGGGTGAAAAAGTGGGTTTGGGTATTGAGCGCCCTATCGCCAGTACCACTGATACCTCGAAGCAAGAGCGTGAAGCCTCTGATCCCAGTGGCTTAGACGGTACGAGCTACAATTGCACCCAAACCAACTTTGACACGGCGCTGCCTTACCCGAAATTAGACATGTGGTCTAAATTCCCTGATTTTCAAACCCGTATCCGTGATGCCATTGTTAAACGCCAGGCACTCGATCGCATCATGATTGGTTTCAACGGTACTCACCGCGCAAAAACCTCCGATCATACCGTTAATAAGCTACTGGAAGATGTAAACCGTGGCTGGCTGCAAGGCATTCGTGAAGATGCTCCCGGTCAGGTGATGGATAAAGTGGTTGATGAGCAAGGCAGTGTCATTTCGCCAAAAATCCGCATCGGCAAGGGTGGCGACTTCCATAATCTTGACGCGCTGGTGATGGCGGCAACAGATGAGCTGATTCAGCCGTGGTACCAGGACGATACCGAACTGGTGGTGATTGTTGGTCGTCAGTTGTTGGCAGATAAATACTTCCCGATCGTCAATCAGGAACAGCCGAACAGCGAAGCGCTGGCCGCTGATTTAATTATCAGCCAAAAACGTATTGGCGGCTTGCCCGCAGTGCGCGCGCCCTCTTTCCCGGCTAATGCCATCTTGATCACCCGGTTGGATAACCTGTCCATTTATTGGCAAGACGGCACCCGCCGCCGCCACATTATCGACAATCCAAAACGCGATCGCATTGAAAACTATGAGTCAGTCAATGAAGCCTATGTGGTTGAAGATTTTGACGGCGTGGCGCTGATTGAAAACATTGAATTCGGTGATTTCTCCGCGCCAAAAGAGGGTTAATTCCTATGACTAACCCCGTTCGCCGCCACCGGCTATTCGTGGCGGCCCAGCAATCGGGTTCACTGAGCGAGGCGGCCAATCTAAGCCACGCCAGCAACTACGAGCTGTTGTTGTTCAAGCTGCAACAGGATATGGCCCAATTAGGCCGCATTGAGTCGATTGCCCGTAAAGCCGAGGTTAAACAAGGCATGTTGCCCACATATCTTCCGTGGGTGGCGGGTGTGCTGGCGAAAGATAGCGGCGAACAGGACGACATTCTGATGCGTATGTTGATTTGGCATCTGGATGTCGGCGATATCACCCGCGCTCTGGATATCGCGGAGTACGCCATTAAGCATGATTTGGTGACGCCGGACAGCTTTAAGCGCACCACCGCGTGCCTGATTACCGAGGAAGTCGCCGCCATTGCACAGCGTACATTGACCGACCAAAAGCCGCTGGATACTCAGCAGCTATTACGCGCCCAGCAAATTTTAACCGGTCAGGATATGCCGGATATGGTTTGCGCCCGGCTGCATAAGTTTGTCGGTTATGCCCTGCGTCAGGACGGCGACAGCGTTCTCGCACTGGCAAACCTGAAAACGGCGCTGCAACTGGATGATAACAGCGGTGTGAAAACCGATATCAAGAATCTTGAGAAGCTGATTAAAACGGCCTCATAACCTTACGCCCCGGCGAGGGCGGCACGCTGGCTAATTAGGCTGTTTTTTCACCCTGATAAAGCCAACGTCCACCGCCCGTTTATTTTGCGAGTGTCAGCATGGAAATCGTCATCAACACCAATCAGACACCAGAAACGCCAGCACCGGTGGAGCCAGCGGAAAATACGGTCATTAAAAATGATGGCTTTTGGCCGGATATTGACCTGAATCAGTACCGCGAAGAGTCGCGTCAGGACGGCACCATCACGCAGCCGCGTGTTATTGAAGCGGCACTGTTTGCCATCAATGAAACCAATGATCGGTTATCTGTCTGGCGCTTAACCCAGCAAAAACAAGGTTACATGACGGCGGCTGAGGTGCCAGCGGAAAAACTGAATGAGGAAAGTACCCGTATTCAGTTGTACCGCACGGCGGTGTTTTGCCTGATGCAAGCCCGTTTAACTGATCGTTTTCGTGGCTTTGATACCACCGCTACCGGCGGGAAGCGGGCCGATTCACTGGAACCCACTATTGATAATTTGCGCCGTGATGCTGCCTGGGCAATTAACGATATTCAGGCCATCAACCGCATGACAGTGGAATTGATTTAATGCGCATTCTGGCCCAGCAGTACGACACCCTTGATGCCATGTGTTGGCGCTACTACGGCCGCACTGAGGGCGTGACTGAAAAAGTGCTGGCAGCTAATCCGGGGTTAGCGGATATCGGGCCAGTGTTACCGCACGGTTTTCCGGTGGAAATGCCGGAAGTCAGAGCCGCCACAACGACGCAAACCCTGCAACTTTGGGACTAATTGCACAATTCCCCACAGGGGGTAACGGACATGAAAATGCCAGAAAAAGATCCAAGTTGGGTGGGGGTGGTACTGGCCTTTTATTCTACCCATTCAACCGTGATAAACGGCTTTCTCGTCGCCTTTATTGTGGCGTTTCGCCGCGTAGTGTGGGGCGGCGGTAAGTTGCGTGAGGGCATTGGCGAGGGGGGGGTGTGTGGGCTGGTCGGCGTCAATATCGGCCCGGTAATTTCCCCGATGCTAATCCACCTGATTGATGCCACTCCCTGGCTAAATGGCGCGTTAACCGAAGTTGCCGCCGGGAAAGTGGAGATATTTGTCAGTTGTCTTATCGGGCTGATCGGCTTGCAGACCATCCGTGAGCTGGTATTCAAAATCGTTAACAAAAAGGCGGGAATCTCTGATGCCAAACAATAAGTTTATTTTCGGCAAAGCCAGCGAGAGCAATCTGATCGGCGTGCATCCTGATTTGGTGAAAGTGGTGCGCCGCGCGCTTGAGCTGACATCGATTGATTTTAAAGTGATTGATGGCCGCCGCACACTGGAACGCCAGCGCCAACTGGTTAAAGCCGGTGCCAGTCAAACCCTGAACAGCCGCCATTTAACCGGTCATGCGGTCGATATTGTGCCGCTGCCGGACGGCAAGGTCAGCTGGGAATGGAAATATTTCTATCCAATGGCTGACGCGATGAAACAGGCCGCCGCCGAGCTGGGGATCGCCGTGGAGTGGGGCGGTAACTGGACAACCTTTAAAGACGGCCCGCATTTTCAATTGCCTGCCCGTCAATATCCGGGCTAACACCATGCCAATTTTCAATGCAGCATCATTGGTCTGGGCGATTGCCGCCGCGTTACTGGTTACCAGTGGTGTACAGACCCACCGGTTAGCCGAGGCCCGTCAGGCATTGATTGATCAGCAAGCGGCCGAGACAGTCAGTAAAAACGGCCAACTTATTGCCCTGGCACTGACCGCCAATGCCAATAATCAGGCACAGGCGCAATTGCGCCAACAGGTTACCAGCGCCGATCAGTTGTTGGCGCAACGTCACAGCCAAATCAAGAGGTTATACCGTGAAAATGAAACATTACGCCGCTGGGCTGATACTCCCTTGCCTGATGACATTATCCGGCTGCGCCAGCGACCTGCCTTTACCGGGGCCGCAGATTACCGTCAATGGCTGTCCGAGAGTCACACCTTGCCCATTTCCGGCGGCGGAACCGCACACTAACGGTGACTTAAACGACGATATTGACCAGTTGGAAGCAGCGTTACATGCTTGCGCGGCGCAGGTTGATACTGTACTGGCTTGCCAGCAAGGGGCGGCCAATGTTAAAGCCTGATTCGCTGCGGGCCGCTATTTTAAAGGCGGTGCCGTATATCAAGCAAAACCCAGACTGCTTGCATGTCTTTATCGATAAAGGGGCGATTATTGCTACGCTGGCCCCGTCATTATCGTTTGAATATCAATACACCTTAAATCTGGTGGTGACCGATTACGCCGAGAGCATGGATTTGATTATTGTCCCAATCCTGCATTGGTTGCGCACTCATCAGCCGGATATTATGGCGAATCCCGATAAACGTCAGGATGGCTTCACCTTTGAGGTGGATTATCTGGATAATAAGGTTTGTGATATCAGCTTTGACATTAAACTGACCGAGCGAACCATTGTTAAGGAGCAAGACGGAACGTTAACCGTGACGCATATGGAGGAGCCGGTGCCGCCGGAATATTTTGTCAAAAGTTACAAAGTGAATGTTGACGGTAAAACCATGGCGGAGTGGGCCGCATGAATGACCTGCATGAGCTAGATCAAACCCTATCAATTTTACTGGCGCAATTATCCCCACAGGCGCGTGGCGCGTTTATGCGTCAGGTATCCAAAGAGTTACGCCAGCGCCAGCAAAAGCATATTCAGGCACAGCAGAACCCGGACGGCTCACCCTTTGTACCGCGCAAGAAGAAACACCACGATAAACAAGGCCGTATCAAACGCAAGATGTTTACCAAACTGCGCACCGCCCGCTTTATTAAAAGCGAGTCCAACGCCGATGAAGCCGCCGTTACATTCAGTGGCAAGGTCAATAATCTGGTGCGGGTGCATCACTACGGCCTGCGCGATAAAGTCAGTCGCAACGGGCCAACGGTGAAATATGAACGCCGCCAGTTGCTAGGCTTTACTGACGGCGATAGTGAATGGATTGGGGATCTGGCGTTGGAATACATCGCCAAATAGTTATTCCTGTCTAAGTTATTTATCTTTTCTTATTAAATGAAAAATCACTTTTGTCATTAGATATGAAAGAAAAAGAGCAAGAATAGCCATTTCATAATAGAGCGCTATCAGGATATTCGTATTAAGAAAGTTAAAATAACTTATCGCATTGCCAAACTGATCGCTTGACAATACCAACACCAGAACCTCTGGAATAAGAAAGGTCAAGATAACAAATAAAGTAAGAAAAGTCCCAAATTTAGCCAGTCGCATCATACAACTCCATTGTAGTATTTAAAATCCATAATTATAACGTATAGTACACAATTATTGACAATCAATGGAGTGCTAGTTAATGAATGCTTCTTTTTATTTAAAAGAAAAACTAAAGGCAGATAGAGAGTTATCGCTATCGTTAGAGCGCGGGATAAAAGGAGCTGTGAGTTCTGCCAAAGGAACGATCAGGAATGTATATAGTGGTGCTGAAAGAGCCAGTTGGTATACATCCTGTTTCTTTGAAAAATATGCGAGAGAATGTCAGGAAATAAAAGCTGAGGATGCAAGAATAATAAAAGCAATATCAGAGGTATACAGAAGATCTGATGTTATCTTTGACATGATAAAGCTTTATGTCGAATATGTTCTTGATAGGTACACACCGCGTGAAAACATGCAGAATTCCGCTTATCAGTCAACCCATTTAGCTGCTAATCTCTCAGTTTCAATAACCACTAAAAAAGCCATGGCTTACTCTATAGCTAAAACAGTTGCGGAGTCATTCTCTGTATCCAATATTGTACGGGCAGAAATAAACAAAAAAGGTTTGTTTTTAATTAATGCCGCTGATTTATATGGGAAAGTTCAAAAATCCGCTATGGCGGCCAGAAAGCTGCAAGTGATTGACCCGGAATATTATAATTTATTACGAATCAATAATATAGAAATGCTTTACGTATATATAGAACCAGTTGTTTCTAAAGCAATGGAGAAAATACGTTCCAACTCTAATTTAAGCTTTGATGAAATTGTGGATATACTTAACGGCATGGGAAGGTAATGAAAAATATATTGTGTAACATATTATTTTCAACGATTCCATTTGTGGTTATTATCATATGTTCAATCTGTTATTTGATATTTTTTCCTGATCACTTTGGAAAACTCACATTAGCAACCATCGTGATAGTGTTCTTGGTGTCTTGCAAACTAATGCCGAATAAATACATTTGAAATAACATCAATGAGGCGGCTGTTTTCAGTCACCCTATAACCATTCCTTTCTCTATGGTTGACCTTAATTCCCCTACTGGCTAACCATTAAATAAGAGCGCCGCCAGTTATTGCACTTTACTGACGGCGATAGCGAATGGATTGAAGAACTGATGTATTGCTATGCCACACTAAATCACAGCATTCCATGTGTTTTAGCGTAATCGCGCAACGCTTCATTCATCTTAGTTTGCCACCCGTCACCCTGCGCCCGATAGGCGTCCACCACATCGTGATCAATCCGTAACTTAACTGGCTCTTTCGGATTTGCCAGTTTTGGCCGACCACGGGTTTTTATCACCTTTTCCGCGCCCTCTTTCCCAAACAACTCGGTAAATACCTCGGTGGCTGGACGTGCGCGGGCAAACTCTGCCTCGCCCCACTCAGGGTTATCGGTTATGGTGACTTTACTGATTTTTTTGTTCATATCGCTTTACCTCACGGGAATTGGCCTTACGCAAGCTGATAACATGCACCTTGCCGTTACGTGGTGTGAATACCAACATATGTAACCGCTCTTCAATGTAGCCCAGTGCCTGAAAGCGCCGCTCTGGATATTCCTTACGTAGATCCTCAACAATTAGCGCGGTAGCAACTTCGAAATCACGCGCCATCTCAAAGGACAGTTTACGTTCAGCAATATTTTTTTCGTTTTTGGTTGGGTCGTAAGATATGTCCATATAATTAATGTACCCCCAATAAATACATCAATGCAAGAGATATTAGCATTCATGCTTTAGTTTCATTTCCTTTGTGCCATCCCTCACACAAAACCCATCACATGCCGCGCGCGCCCGTAGGCGGCACACTGGCCGCATGAATATCCTTATTGCTGGCCTTAAACGCCTGTTGGCTAACATTATCCGCATTGGCATCGTCTCAGACGTCGATCTTGCTAACGGATTGTGCCGGGTCAAAATTGGCAACCTTGAAACCGATTGGCTCAATTGGTTAACGCTACGCGCCGGTCGGGTGCGTTTTTGGTCTGCGCCGTCCAAAGGTGAACAAGTCATGGTGCTGAGTATCGGCGGTGAACTCACCACCGGCTTTGTGCTGCCCGCCATTTTTTCTGATGCTCATTCCGCGCCGTCACAATCGGCTGATGCCATGGTGATCACTTTTCCTGATGGTGCGCGTTTTGAGTATGAGCCGGAAACCAGTCACCTGGCTGTCACCGGCATAGCCACGGCGGTGATTGAAGCCAGTGAATCAGTCAATGTGACCGCGCCCAATATCACTTGTACCGCATCAGTCAAAATCACGCTGGATACGCCAGAAGTGGAATGTACCAACAACCTAACCACCGCCACGCTGGATGTGACCCAAAGCGGCAAGATGAGCGGCAATATCACGCATACCGGCGGTAAATTTTCATCTAATGGCGTGGTGGTTGATAACCATAATCACGGCGGCGTGCAGCGCGGCGGAAGCTGGACTGAGGGGGTTAAATGACAAGCTATAAATATATCGGTATGAACCGCAACAGCGGTTTAAACATCGGAGATATTGACCATATTCGCCAGTCAATCAGTGACATTCTGACCACGCCGCAAGGCTCGCGAGTGATGCGCCGTGATTATGGCTCCTTACTATCAACCCTAATCGACCAGCCACAAAATCCCGCTCTGCATCTAAAAATGATGGCCGCTGTCTATGGTGCGGTAATGCGATGGGAACCGCGCGTGACGCTGAATGCCATCAGTATCACCACTCAAATTGACGGTAAGATGATGGTGGATTTAACCGGTAGCCGTACCGACAGCGATAGCCGGTTGAGTTTGGTCGTGCCACTAGGAGGCCAATAATGCCAATCATTGATTTAAGCCAGTTACCGGCCCCACTGGTGATTGAATCACTGGATTTTGAAAGCCTGTTTGCCTTACGCAAAGAGGAATTTATCGCCTTATATCCGGCTGATCAACAAGACGCCGTGCGACTAACACTGTCATTTGAGTCTGAACCCATCGTGAAGTTGTTGCAGGAAAGTACCTACCGTGAATTGCTGTTGCGACAGCGTGTCAATGAGGGGGCGCAAGCGGTGATGGTGGCCCATGCGATGGGGGGTGATTTAGATCACCTTGGCGCAAACAATGGTATTGCGCGACTGACCATCACGCCAGCCAATCCAGACGCCATCCCACCGATTACCGCAGTGATGGAGTCTGACGACGATTTTCGGGTGCGTATCCCGCAAGCCTTTGAGGGTTTGAGCGTGGCGGGGCCGACCGGCGCGTATGAATACCATGCCCGCAGTGCTGACGGCCGCATCGCTGACGCCTCCGCAATCAGCCCGTCCCCCGCTTGCGTCACCGTCACTGTGCTTTCTCGCGAGGGGAACGGCACGGCACCGCAGGAATTGCTGGATAAAGTCTTTACCGCCCTGAATGACGAGAATGTGCGGCCGGTAGCCGACCGATTAACGGTGAATACCGCCGATATCGTGGAATATCAGATTGACGCCACGCTCTATTTTTACCCAGGGCCAGAAGCCGAACCGATCCGCGCTGCATCAGAAGCCCAATTGCAAAATTACATCAGCACTCAGCGCCGATTAGGGCGCGATATTCGCAAGTCGGCGATTTATGCCGCGCTGCATGTCGAGGGGGTGCAGCGAGTTGATCTGGTCGCACCGATAGCGGATGTGGTGTTGGATAAAACACAGGCAGCCTATTGTACCGGCTATACATTAATAGCGGGTGGCTCAGATGAATAAACGTTTATTGCCGGTTGGCTCAACCCCGCTGGAAGTTGCCGCTGCACAAGCCTGTGCGCGCATGGCTGATATTGATGTGCCGTTGCGTCAGTTATGGAATGCGGACACTTGCCCGCTGGAGTTACTGCCTTATCTGGCGTGGGCGTGGTCGGTCGACAGATGGGATGAGGGCTGGCCGGAAGCCACAAAGCGCGCAGTGGTCAGCGCCTCGTTTTACGTCCATAAACGCAAAGGCACTATTGGCGCAATTCGGCGTGTGGTGGAGCCGCTCGGCTATCTGATTAAGGTGATTGAGTGGTGGAAAACCAACGAGGCTCCCGGCACTTTTCGTCTGGATGTTGGCGTGCTGGAGACCGGTATTACTGAGGAGATGTATCAGGAGTTGGAGCGGCTGATTGATGATGCCAAGCCGTGTAGCCGCCATCTGATCGGCCTATCGATTAATCTCGATGTTAACGGAACGATCCCCATCAGCGCCGCCAGCTATGACGGTGACGAAATGACCATTTACCCCTATCTACCCGAAACTATTACCGTTAGCGGCCAAGGCTATTGCGGCGGTGTGGTGCATCTGATTGATGATATGAGAGTCAACCCATGACAGTGAAATATTTTGCGCTACTGACCAATTTGGGGGCGGCCAAGCTGGCAAACGCGGCCGCTCTCGGTACCCCATTACAAATTACGCATATGGCGGTGGGGGATGGCGGCGGTGCCTTACCAATTCCAAACCCGGCACAAACACAGCTTGTGGGTGAAAAACGCCGCGCCGCATTGAATTCATTGAGTATTGATGAGGCGAATAGTAGCCAGATTATCGCCGAGCAAGTGATCCCCGAAACGGACGGCGGTTGGTGGATACGTGAAATCGGGCTATTTGATAAAGATGGCGTATTAATTGCCATTGCCAACTGCCCGGACACCTATAAACCCCAGCTACAAGAGGGCAGCGGCCGCACGCAAACCGTGCGCATGGTGCTGATTGTGAGTAGCACTGAGGCGGTCACATTAAAAATCGATCCGTCTGTGGTGTTGGCAACGCGCAAATACGTCGATGATAAGGTGATTGAGGTTAAAACCTATGCCGATGAATTGATGATTGCACATTTGACAGCGGTTGATCCACATTCACAGTATGCTCCCAAAGCTAGCCCCGCACTGACGGGTAAACCAACTACCCCTACACCGGCCGCGGGAAATAATACCCAACAATTGGCGAATACCGCTTTTGTGCAAGCCGCCCTCACTGCTTTGGGTTTGGGAGATGCAGCTAAATTAAGCTCTGGTGTCGCCGGAGGCGTTGCACTCTTTAACGATACGCTCCGCGTGGTTAATGACTTAATCGAAATTAAAAACAAAGGTGAAATCGCCAAAACTAACGCAAGAGTTAATCTCGGCTGTGGAACGGCAGCGGCAAAAGATGTCGGAACCGGTGCGGGACAAATACCCGATATGAGCGCCTGGTCATTTGTCAAAAATGCCGATAACAGTAAGTGGACGCTGACATTACCCAATGGTTTTCTTCTGCAAAAAAGTTCCGTTGTCACTCAGGGCGCAACTGCAACGATTAACGCCGCCTGGTTAACCCCATTTCCAATTGAGTGCTTAGGTGTGTGGGGAACAGATGGTTCGTCTGGCGTCGCTGATTTAGGGTCTGCTAACGCAGCTCAATTACCTGCTGGTCGAATTTATTACATGTTAATGACCACGACATATGCGACTGTCGGCGGTTATGGCGGCATTGATATCTACGCAATAGGACATTAAGAATGAAATATTATTTCTCCCCTACCACGCTTGGACTTTACCGCGAAGAAATGAAACCTCGCTATATTGCGGCCGAGTCATGGCCCAGTGATGCAATAGAAGTCACGCAGGATATTTATGACCAATACACCAATGCAGCCCCAACAGGGAAAGAAATAGGTGTTGATAACACTCAGCCTTGTTGGGTCGATATTCAAACGCTACCGCTAAACCCCGACCAACTAGCGGCAAAGGCTCGCGCCCATCGTGATGATTTTATTATTGCCACTGACCCCATGATGGTCAGCGATTACTCGATTGATGACGCCCCACTGACCAAGGAACAGCGCACCGAGTTAACCGCCACACGTGCGCTCTATCGCGCATGGCCGATGCAGGAGAACTGGCCGCTGATTGAACTACCCGAACTGCCGCAATGGCTGTTAGTGGAAGCCGTTAATCAGGGCTATCGTGTCCCAGTCTGGCCGCCGCTGTCAGCCTGACATTTTATATTAGCCCCGACCTCGGGGCTTTTTTTTGTGCCATCCCTCACACAACCCCCACCCACTGCCCCGCGCGTAATTATCCGGCATCATAGCGAATGAACGCTTAACCGGAGAAAACGCATGTCTGCAACCGATTACCACCATGGTGTGCGCGTCATTGAAATTAACGAAGGCACTCGCCCGATCCGCACTGTCAGTACGGCGGTGGTCGGGATGGTCTGTACCTCCGATGATGCTGACGCCACCCTATTTCCACTCAATACCCCGGTATTACTCACCGATGTGTTAGCCGCCAGTGGCAAGGCCGGTGAAACCGGCACATTAGCCCATTCACTGGATGCCATCGGCGACCAAACCAAACCCGTTACTATCGTTGTCCGTGTGGCTCAGGGTGAAACCGAAGCCGAGACCACGTCAAACATCATTGGTGGATCCACACCGGATGGCCGCTACACCGGCATGAAAGCACTACTGGCCGCACAGGGCAAGTTTGACGTTAAACCGCGAATTTTGGGTGTCCCAGGTCATGACACTAAAGCGGTAGCCACCGAACTGCTTTCCATCGCTCAAGATTTACGCGCCTTTGCCTACATCAGTGCTTATGGTTGTAAAACCAAAGAAGAGGCCATTATCTACCGCGATAATTTCAGCCAGCGAGAAGCCATGGTGATTTGGCCGGATTTTCTTAGCTGGGATACGGTCACTAATGCCGAGACGACCGCCTTTGCAACCGCTCGCGCACTCGGCTTGCGTGCCAAGATTGATAATGATGTTGGCTGGCATAAAACACTGTCTAACGTGGGAGTAAATGGTGTTACTGGCATTAGCGCTGATGTGTTTTGGGATCTGCAAAACAGCGCCACCGATGCCAACTTGCTCAACAGTAAAGACGTCACCACTTTGATCCGTAAAGACGGTTATCGCTTTTGGGGTTCTCGCTCTTGCTCTGATGATCCGCTATTTGCCTTTGAAAATTACACCCGCACCGCTCAGGTACTGGCTGACACCATGGCCGAGGCGCATATGTGGGCTAACGATAAGCCGCTCAGCCCATCACTGGCAAAAGACATTATTGAGGGCATTCGCGCCAAAATGCGTGAATTGAAATCATTGGGCTATTTGATCGATGGCGATTGCTGGTACGACGACAGCGTGAACGATAAAGACACCCTGAAAGCGGGTCGCCTGTTTATTGATTACGACTATACGCCAGTGCCACCACTGGAAGATTTAACCCTACGCCAGCGCATCACCGATCGCTATCTGGCTAATTTCGCCGCCGCTGTTAATAGCTAAGGAGTTTAATTATGGCCTTACCACGCAAACTTAAGTTCCTGAATGTATTCAATGACGGGAACAGCTATCAAGGGGTAGTTGAATCGATCACCTTGCCAAAACTCAACCGCAAATTTGAAGAGTTTCGCGGTGGCGGGATGAACGGCAGCGCTAAGGTCGATTTGGGGCTGGCGGATGGCGCGCTGGATGTTGACTGGACACTGGGCGGTATTGAACACGAGATTTACAAGCAATGGGGTGTAACCAAAGTCGATGGCGTGATGCTGCGTTTTGCTGGCTCTTATCAGCGCGACGACACCGGCGAAACCCACGCGGTAGAAATTGTGATGCGCGGCCGTCATGAGGAAATCGACGGCGGTGACAGTAAACAAGGCGACAACACCACCACCAAGATTTCCACTAAAAACACCTACTACAAACTGACGTGGGACGGTGAAGTGCTGATTGAAATCGACATTGTGAATATGGTCGAAATGGTTAACGGCGTCGATATGCTGGAAGCCCACCGCCGCAATATTGGCCTTTAATGCCCCCATCAGAGAGTAGATGACGAGTCACGATAGCCCATCGATGGGGAAAAGTTCCGTTCGGGTCGTAGCGGCTTAGGCCGCCGGAGCGCCCGTAGGAACAGTTGCCCCGTCGCACTCGGGGCAAACCTCCTAACTTTTAATCGGATAATTATTATGAAAAAAGACACGACAGAACCCCAATTTAATGTGATCACACTGGATGTACCTATTGTCCGGGGGGATACCACCATTACCGAAGTCACGGTGAATAAACCCAACGCCGGAGCGTTGCGCGGGGCTAAGTTGCAAGCGCTGTTAGATACCGATGTTGACGCCTTGATCCGGGTATTGCCTCGCATCACTACGCCCAATCTGACCGTGCCAGAAATCAGCAACCTTGATCCGGCGGATATCTACGCGCTGTCTCAGGCGCTGGCGATTTTTTTCTTACCGAACTCGGTCAAGTCCGACTACCTGAGTGCTTAACAGTTGATGATTTGATGGCTGATATTGCGGTGGTATTCCATTGGCCGCCATCCGCCACCGATCCAATGACTATTGGTGAGCTTTTAGAATGGCGACATAAAGCCATTATCCGTAACGGGGGCAGTGATGAGTGATAAGAACCTCCGCTTGCAGGTTTCTTTAAGTGCCATTGATAAAGTGACCAAGCCCTTTAAATCTATGTTGGCCAGCAATAAGATGCTGGCCGCATCGATTAAAAATTCCAAACAAGAGCTTAAACAACTCAATAGCCAGGCGGCTAATATTGAGGGCTTTCGTAAGAACAAAGCGGCGGTTAATGGTGCCGCTCAGGCATTGGCCGCCGCCCGCGATAAAGCGCGCCAGCTTGCTAATGAATTAAAAAACAGTGCGGCACCCACTGCAAAGCAAGCCAGAGAGTTTAAGCGCGCCAGCGAAGCCGCCGCCAAACTAAAACAAAAATACAATGACTTACGCATCGCGCTACATACCCAGCGCAGCGCATTACAAAGCAGCGGCGTTGCCACTAACCGATTAGGTCAGGCACAGCGATCCCTTAAAGCCAATATCACCAGCACCACCGCCGCGCTGACTGCGCAACAGCGCCGGTTAGAGCAGCAAGCGCAGCAACAACAGCGCCTCAGTGCCGCCCGTAACCGCTTTGATAGCAGCAATCAACGCAAAGCCATTGCCGCCGGGCTGGGTTACACCTCGCTCTCCACCGGCCGCGCCATGGGCCGCGGGATTGGGAACGCCCTGCATGTCGGTTATGAATTTGACGCCATGATGAGCGGTACCCAGGCGGTAACCCGCATTAAAGATAAAAACTCGCCCGAAATGCAAGCCATGCGCCATCAGGCCCGTACTTTGCCGCTGTCCTCTAAATTTACCGACCTGCAAGTCGCCGAGGGCCAATATTACCTTGGCCGCACCGGCTACAGCCCGAAACAGGTTGTTGGGGCAATGCCGGGTATGCTGAATTTAGCGGCGGCCGGTGATATCGATTTGGGTACCACCGCCGATATCGCGTCCAATATTCAAACCGCGATGGGTATCCCGGCGGAGAAAATGGATCGGGTGGCCGATGTGCTCACCGCCCTGTTTACCCGGAATAACGTGGATATTCCGATGTTGGGCGAATCCATGAAGTATTCCGGTGGCGTTGGCCGCGAATACGGGCAGAGTTTGGAGACAGTCGCAGCGTCTACCGCCATGCTAGGTAGCGCCGGTATTCAGGGTAGTCAGGCCGGTACCACCATGCGTAGCATCTTAAGCCGTATTGGTGGCTCCAGTACCGTTAAAGATTTAGGGGTTAAGACGGCCGATAAAAACGGCAATATGCGCGATCTGGTGGATATCCTCAAAGATATCAATGAGAAAACCGCTAAAATGGGCAACGTTGAGCGCGGGGCTATCTTTAAGAGCATCGCCGGGCAATATGCCGTGACCGGTTTTGGCGTGCTGATGCACGCTGCCGGTAATGGCTCGTTGGATAAGATGCGCGGCAAGCCCGGAGAGTATGACGGCGAGGCGGCGCGGGTAGCGTCAACCATGCTGGATAACCTCAAAGGTGATATGACCATTCTGCACGCGGCGATGGAGAATATCAGCGTTGAATTATTTGAGAAAAATAATGATTGGTTACGCTCTGCCGCCAAAGGGATCAGCGAGTTTATGCACGGTGTAGCTGAATTCCTGAAAGCACACCCGCAGGTCAGTACCGCGATAGTGAAGATAGGTACCGTAGTGGCTATCACTACCGCCGCATTTGGCGCGCTGGCTATTGCCGCCGTGGGTATTTTAGGGCCGTTTGCCTTATTGCGCTTCACCACCTCGGTATTAGGTATCCGCTTACTGCCTCGCCTATCGTTTGGCATGTCTAGATTGGCGAGCACCACACCCATTACCATCCAACAGATCGGCAATTTTAGCCGTTCACTACTCACTCTATCTAAAAATGGCGGCCAGTCGGCGATTACCACCCTCAAAGGGCTGGGTAATGGTCTGGTTAATGTGGTGCGCTCGCCGGTTAAATCCAGTATCAGCGGGTTTAAAATGTTGGGTAATGGCATTAGCTGGCTGGCTAAATCTCCGCTTAAATTCCTGCGTTTTGTCCTTGGTGGCTTAGGGGGCATGTTCGGGATATTAATCAGCCCCATCGGCCTGATTGGTGCGGCTATCGCGGGCGTTGGCCTGTTGATTTACAAGTATTGGAATCCGATTAAGGCGTTTTTAGGCGGCGTGGTGGATGGCTTTATGCAAGCCGCCGCCCCGATTAGAGAGGCACTTAAACCGCTGGGGCCGGTGTTTGACTGGATTGGTGATGCGGTTAAAAACGTGTGGAATTGGTTTAAAAAGCTATTGGAGCCGGTGCAATCCACCACCGCCGATTTAAACAGCGCTGCCGATGCCGGTAAATCTTTCGGTAAATTTCTGGCCGATGGTATCAGCTTTGCCATGACACCGCTTAACGCGCTGATTTCATCCATTAAATGGGTGCTGGAAAAGCTGGATGAAGTGAAACAGCGCTCCGAGAAAACCCGCGAACTGGCACAGAGTAATCCGGCGCTAGCCGCCGCCGCTGGCAACTACGGTATTACATGGAAACCCGCCCCCAAGGGCAACAGTGCCGCTGATATCGCCGCGAAATACACCGGTGAATATGATAACGGCGGCACTATCCCGTTGGGTAAATTTGGCGTAGTCGGTGAGCATGGGCCAGAGATTATTAACGGCCCGGCACACATCACTGGCCGTCGCAATACTGCCGCCATGGCGGTTGCCGCTTCCATGCTATTTAGTGGCTATCAAGCTGCCGCCGCACCGCTGCACCCCTACAGTTTGCCCGCGTCACAATATCGCAGCGGCCAGACCAGCAACCCACAGCAAAATCAAACCAGCCATGCCGCGCCAATTATCAATATTTATCCGTTACCACAGCATGATGCACAGGATATTGCCCGCGAGGTGGCCCGCCAACTGGCGGCCTACAACAGCAGGGAACAGAGTAAATCAAACCGTAGCTATCAAGACCATGACGACTAAGGAGTAATCACATGATGATGGCATTTGGGATGTTTGTCTTTATGCTGCAAACCGTCCCCTATCAAGATTTTCAGCATCAAATGGCATGGCGTCACCCGTCAAATGCGCGTATTGGCTTGCGGCCCATCAGTCAATTTTTAGGGCCAGATGAAGAATCCATTACCTTATCCGGTGTGTTATACCCAGAATTGACCGGCGGTAAAGCCTCGCTAATGGCTTTGCAGTTGATGGCGGAAACCGGCAAGGCTTGGTCATTGATTGAGGGGAACGGGGCAATCCACGGCATGTTTGTGATTGAGAATCTGAGCCGTGGCAAAAGCTTTTTTTTCCGTGATGGCTCGGCGCGTAAAATTGAATTCACGCTGACATTAAAACGTACCGATGAATCATTAAAAGAGATGTTTGGTGATTTATCTCAGCAATTTGACGATATCGCTACTCAAATATCGGACACTGCCAGCGGATTATTATCATGACCATAATCGATAGCCTGTTAAATAACGGGCATAACGCGCCGGATTATTCTATTAAAGTCGACGGTGTAGATAAAAGCGGCGGCATTAAAAAGCGATTAATGTCATTAACCTTGACGGATAATCGCGGCTTTGAAGCCGATCAGCTTGATATTGAATTGGATGATTCAGACGGTCAATTAGTGTTGCCACGTCGCGGGGCGAAAATAGCGGTTGCGCTGGGCTGGCAAGGGTCGGCGCTAATTGATAAAGGCGTATTTACCGTGGATGAAATAGAGCACAGCGGCGCACCGGACAAGCTGACTATTCGCGCCCGCAGTGCGGATTTTCGTGAAACACTCAATATTCGCCGCGACCAGTCTTATCATAAAACCACTATTGGCGGGATGATTAAAATAATCGCCGAGCGCAATAAACTCACGCCGACATTAAATAAAGCCATGTCTGATTTAACGGTTGACCATATAGACCAAACCAATGAATCAGACGGCAATTTAATTACCCGATTAGCAAAACAATACGGTGCTATTGCCGCCGTGAAAAATGGCAACTTATTATTTATTCGCCAAGGCCAGGCGAAAACCGCCAGCGGTAAACCCATTCCGGTGATGATGATTATCCGCAGCCTGGGCGATGGCCATCAATTTAGTATGGCTGACCGGGGCGCTTATACCGGTGTGGTGGCAAACTGGCTTAATACCCGCACCACCGAAAAACCGGAGGTAAAGGTAAAGCGTAAGCGCAAAAGTAAAGCAACAACCACCGCCAAGCCAAAAGAACCGGAAGAGAAACAGGGCGAATACTTGATCGGCACTGACGAGAATGTGCTGACATTACGCACCACTTACGCCAGCAAACACAATGCACAGCGGGCGGCTAAATCGAATTGGGAACGGCTGCAACGGGGTGCGGCGAAATTCTCTATTCAACTTGCCAAAGGTCGCGCCGATCTCTATCCCGAAGTGCCGGTTAGAGTGACCGGATTCAAAAAGCAGATTGATGAAGCTGATTGGACGCTGGTCACTGTTACCCATTCGGTGAGTGGCAGCGGCTTTACTACCGCGCTGGAATTAGAGGTGAAAATAGATGATTTGGATATGGAATGATGATTTTTAATCAATAATCACGCATAATTATCATTAACACCGGCCATAGTCGGGATGATACCGGAGTCCGGATCATGTTCAATTGCCCTTTATGCCATAGCGCAGCCCATACCCGCAGCAGTAGCCAAATCACCATCGAAACCAAAGAGCGCTATCACCAGTGCATTAATGTGAATTGCGGCCATACCTTTGTGACGATGGAAAGTTTTATGCGTTCAATATCGAAGCCCGGTGAGATTAACCCGGTGATGCCTCACCCGCAAAGTGGCGGTCAGGTGGTCATGTTCTGA